AAAATACTTTGGCAACGCACAAAAGTACCTGCATCTGCCAGCATCATTTCTAAATATACACGCTGAATATCATATCCATAATCAACGTTCTGTCTTGCTTTATTTTCTTGTTTTTCACTCATAAATTATTATACACTCTTTATACGTTAATCGCAATATGTTTGACTGGAGCCCAGTCATTTCTCCATATACGTTGTTTGGTGTGATACGCAACTGCACCAATACTACTGCTCGGATCTCCAGGATTTGGTAAACTCCAACGATATTTAAATACGGGTTCAACTGCATTCTTGTTAGCGGCACTGTTCATAGCACATCCGACCATATATACTAAACAATCTGCGTTAGTTAATCGTTTAGCTAAACGCATTACTTTACTAATTTCAATTTCAAAACGCTCTTGAACTGCGGCCGCAAGGTTACACTGGTCTGGTACTGTCCAGCCTCCAATATCCCAATTCTGTACACCTCTATGAAAATTGTAGGCAAGCTCAACCGTGCCGCCTTTAAAGTAAGTATCTATGTCTTTTCTAAATCTACTAGGGTCGCCCAGTGTGGCCATTTGTTGTAATATGTATTCATCTCTAATAGGCTGTAATCCTAGCATCTTTGTGAACGCACTGTAAAACAATCCTAAACTATGTGGATAACTTTTACTCCACACTCTAGTCATTTCGCCATGCTTACCTTCCCAAATAGTAGCACATTCAAACTCGCCGATAGCGTCTAGTACAACAATAGCACAGTGATTAAACGGACTTGTATAATATCCTGCGGCCGCATGGCTAGCATGATGTTTAGTGTAAGTTAAGCTGGCATACCCTAACCCCCATTTTTTAAGTTTGCGGGCGGGCAGTACTGACAAATCTATTGCAGTAGTATATTGGCCTGCATATAGCTGTCTTGCTTTCTTAAACCATGGATTTTCATACCAAAAAATTCTATCAGGAGTTCCGTGATACTCTAGAAAGTTTTTATACATATCTGGCGATATTTCATCGTTATCAGATATAACATTGTTAATATAGTTGCCGTCTTTAAAAACAGCAATACTACTACCATGATTTAGTGCATTGACTCCCCAGCAAATCATCTATGAGTAACCTCTATATAATATATCTGCATAGCTGTGTTTGTATCATAGTGCTTTAAAGAACTAATTTCTCTAATTATTTTAAGCCCAGCATTTTCTACCATATGCATAAAGTTTCCGGCACGTTTTGCAGACCCAGCTTGATTTTCTTGTATTAAAATTATTCCATTGGGTGCCAATCGTTTTTTAATATGTTTGTAAAAATCTGTGTGAGCTTTCCAATTTTCGTCTATTAGTATTTCTGCATTACGTGGCCCTATCTGCATTCCTAATTTATCAAACCCTAGACTTTGCGATGCAAGATATTTAGATAGATAGTGTGGAGGATTTGCTACTACCAAATCAAATTTTTCAGACTCGGGTATACTTTCTAAGGTCGACCCTTGGTATATTGAAATTTTATCAGAGAATAAAGTATTTTTTGATTTAGTAAGTTCTGCCATATCTAGTGCAGGCTGATGGATATCATTAAACGTAATACGATTACATAGTCCTGTTGCTAGCAGTGCATAACCTATAAATCCTGGACCTGAACACCATTCGAGAGCATTTTCAAATACTCGATCACCGTATAGACCATCAACAATATTACAATAATCTTCAGCAAATGCTTCGCCGCCGCCATTAGTCTCGTTAGTATAGTATACGTCTATGTCGTTAATTTTCCAAACATAATTAATATTAATTGGTTTCATTTGTATATAAACGGATCTCGTTTCCGTAGTTCCTCTAAACGTTTCTTAAATGCTCTCTCAGCTTGCCATTTATGCAACGGCCACAGTAAAATTTCAATTAGTTTTTTCATGCGTTTCCTTAAACCATTTTTTAGCTTTCAATTGTATTTTAAGGGGATTAGCTTCTTTTGCTTGTGCTATTTTATATAGTGTAGCTAATCGTCCTAACTTTATAATTGCATCATTTACATCTTTAACATCATCAGGCCAATCTGGCATACTGACACTCCATCCATAATCTAATGCTTGTTCTAGTGTTAGTAGTCCAGCTTTATCTTTATCTGGAACCAGTACAATTTCTTTATTTAATTGCTTGAGTAGCCAATTTTGGCTATCTTTAACTTCTGCGCCCAATAACGCACATCCGTCAATACTTATCGCATCAAACGGCCCTTCACAAACAATTACGAATTGTCTATTGTTATGCTGTGCATCTAAATTAAACACATAACCAGGTTGCTGTTCACTTAGATATTTAGGCTTTGCATCGTTAAAAGCACGGGCAGTCCAACCTACTATTTCGCCTTTGTATAAAAACGGAATAATAATTCTATTATTAAATCCCACCTTGCTAGTCCAGTAGAACGGATATGCCCACGGGTCAATTTTTCTTTCAACTAGGTATGCGTATGCTTCAGTGAATTTTGTTGGAACTGCGTAATCTCCGTCTGGAAGTTTTAAGAATGTATCTAATTCTTCAAAACTAATAGCGTCTATAGGTAACGCTCTGGCATCAAACGTTGGAACTATACTACGTACTTCGGTATTAGAGTCTTCATTTAACTTTAATGCTTCTAATCGTAATTGTCCAATGGTATCATCGCCCATGCCTAAATCTCGCATGAACTTGTTCATTTTTTGGCTTATAAGTCTACCAGGTTGCCAGCTGGCTTTGAATCCGCAATTGAAACAATGATAGCTTACGGCATTGCCTGCGTTGAATATAAGGCCGCCTCGTTGGCGTTTATCATCGCAACATACAGCATTAAAACTAATCCAACCACTAGGAGTTTGCTTCCGTTTTGCAGGAAGATAGCTGTTGATAGTGTCCGTGATTATACTCATATAGAGTAGTATAACAGGTTAATTACAGCAGGTCAACCTTTATGATACAGTTACTTTGGTAATTGTGCCAGTTGTTGCTTGTACGTCTGTACGATTAAAAGTTACACGCATGTAGGTATAATCTTCCATGTTTTGATAGTTTTTGAGCATATAAGCAGTTGCAGAATTGACTACAAATGTATCTAACACAGTGCCACGAAGCGTAAAAGTCTCTGAGCTAATACTTGCATCTTTGGTAACTTCAACTTTTACAGTTCCAATTAGTTGGTCGAATCTAAATTCTACACTCGATTCTGTACTAGCAATAGCTTCATAGAATCTCAAAGGTATTGCACTGCTATGGAAATATTCCATCATATCAGTACCGTACTGTAAATTTTTATAAAAACTAGTCACTACTTGCTCGTCTTTAATTGTTGGCATTGCATCGCCGACAAGTTCCATTTTGCCAACAGCACCAAATCTAGTATCACCGTATAGCATAACTTCCTTGCCAGCTTGTATGCCCGATACGCTAAATGATAAAAACTGGTGATCTAATTCATCTAAATCTTCTTGCGGAAGAATAACTGATGCCAAGCCTTTGTAGGTAGTCTGAGGCAATGTAGGAGTTACTGTGTATGGACTATTTGGCAATGCTTGCCCGCTTGCATCCATAATGTTTAATTTAATTTGTGTAAGAGTAGATAAGTCAATACGCTTCTGGTCAGCGTTCTTAATGTCAAACTCTAGGGTATTATCTATACCAGCATAAATTTTTATGTTTCTTTGATACACGTTTGTATACTCCACAGTGAAACCTGCCAAATCAGCCAATAGTTCAATTCTATTTGGATATAAATACGTTGAGATTTTTTGCATTGTCGCAGGACCTTTATACTATATTTATGGCAAAACTAAGAGATAACATAGAACAAAAACTACCCTTTATCAGTGTATTAAACTACGGTGAACTGGAATACATCGGGATCATAATAAATCAGGATCAATATGTAACCAGCTTTTACGACCTTAATGCCATACATACTCCGGAGGAACGTGCAATATTTTTAGAAATAGGAGAAACTTGGTGGTGGGAATCGAACCGTCAATTTCCTATTAATATATTTTGCAGAGATCAAATATACCCGTTTGCTTATGCTATTAAAACATTCAATAGTAAAGATGCCCGAGTTGTACTTGGACCCGTTGTTAATCTAATGAATTTAACTATGAAACGGGTTAAACGCAAGTCAGTACAGTTAGTACGCAAAGTACGTTAAGTGTACTCGTAACTAATAGATTCGCAAATTAAATTCATTTGCACAACAATAGCCATAGCATAGGCCACCGCATGTGCCTTCTTAAAATAATATTCCTCAGTCGTTGGTTTCGTCCATACATCTAACAGTACTTCTGACCACGGTTTCCCTAATAAATGTTTCTTGGCGGGACGGATGATTGCCAGACACGCCGCGAGCTCTTCTATATTTTTTGGCTTCATCTTCCTCAATACGTGCCCGTGTCCATTCACGTGAAAGAGTAGATTCGAGAAGTCGTCCTGTTCCAGTAGGTCCCATAGTGGTTCTGTCTCCATAAGTTGTGTAAGGTGTGTCTCATCTCGTACACCTTTATAGATACTAACATTTAAGAAATCTATCTTAAAGTATCCACGTTCTTCTGCTTGCTTGTAGTCTATAGTACTCATACCAGTAAGCGGATTATACGGGATTGAAGTACAATACACTCCAGTATTGTGCTTTTTAAAAGTTCCATTATCTTCAATGGCCGCAGGTACATGCTTTAAAATGCTTAAAGCATTGGTACGATCTAAAAAGTCTATATCAATATCTGGCATTACGCTGGTCCTATCATAGGTATAACATTAAAAGAAATATTTACACGTTCAAATTCGCTAGTATTACGTTCTACTTTGTGCAATAAGTATGACGGAAATAACAATATATCGCCGTCTTCTGGTTCATATGTTGCAGTCCCGTAGTATGGCCACTGAGGTAACATAGTTCTATAAACATAATTATAAGGCATAAATTCAATTGTGCCTGTACCTTCTGCTTGGAAGTATACAGTTCCTGAAATGAAAGAATTTGTATGCGTATGTTCTCTGTTTTCTGAACCTGGCGGAGTAACACCAGCCCACATCATCATATCCCATTCTTCTCTGCTAATCGATTTGTGTTCTCTGGTACGAGTTATGTTTGACGGAGTTGCCATTGAATCATAATACAAACTACAAGCGTCTTTAAGTTTAGCTATTATTATTTGAGTCAATGGTAATGCAAACCCATTATGTTGATGTGGATGCCCAGACCAAAGTCCGTTATTAATAGCAATTGTATCTTTATCCGCTGGATTATCTTTATATTTTAAAATAGCATCTGCAATTTCTACGCATTCTTCTTCGCTAAATGCACCTTTAACAAGTAAAATATTTGTTTGATCTAACACATTTAATTCTGTTTTCATATGTTTGATTCCTTAATAACTTGTCTAACTAACTCTACATCGGCAGGCAATGATTTAAATTTCTTCATCCAAAATTGTGGATCTATTGTTGGGCCAACTGCTTCTAATTGTTCATCACTAAACTTTGATAGCATTTCTTTGCCATTTTTACTGTTCAATAATATCCAAGGACTTATCTTTCCATCACGGATATCAAAGCTAGCACGATTTAAACTTACATATAAAAAATAATGATTCCACTGACTCTTATGATCATCTGCCCATGTCATCATGTGCCCAATACTTCGCTGTAATGCTGTTTCTACCGTTTCTACACGAATAAGGTTTGCTACATATTTTTCGTATAATTCATCTCTACACCAATGATCTAATTTAACACCGCTGGTAATAACATAATCAATAAATCTATCAGGATACAATGGGTTTACATTGCTGACAAAACTGCCAAACTTAACAAATGCATTATAGTAAGGACTTTTGGCAAACTCATCGTATGACTTGTTACCTTTTAAATTTTGACTCATTTTAAAGAATCTATTAAAAGCATCGTAACCCATGACAACATGTTTTTCAGTTTTAGCCAATGCTCTGCGTTTTTGTTCGCACAGATGCACCATTAACGTTTTTTCTTTTGAAAACGTGTTTGAACAATATTGACAAACGTAGTGAGTTGCCGCTAATGTCATTTTAATAATTTTTTAACCTCTGCATCTTCCATACCGTGCATTATAGCTAACTCTTTAAATTCTGCATCACTCATTAATTCTGCAAGTAATTCGCAATCTACTTGTTTTTTTGCAGGGTATAAATCTAATAAAAATTTTACCTTCTTATCTGAACTGTTCCCTGGCTTCTTTTTAAAGCCAATCCATTCGTGATAATGGATCTTTTTACTTTCATGTCCACACATGGCCAACAGCATCCATAAGAGCTTAGGATGCTTTTGTAACAAATTCCAGTGTTTATTAAAGTATTCGTTAACAGTTAATATATAATGCTGTTGTAAATATTTGTCGCTGGTCTTTACGTTACTAATATAACGATTCATGATAAAGAATTCGCTCTTCAGGGCCTTGCGTTGTTCGTCATCAAGTTCATCCCATAAGCCAATGTAGCCGCTATCCACGGCCGCCATTACTTCTTTAATTGCTAGTTTTTGTGCCATCTAACGCCTTTGGAATTAATACTGCATCAAATGCCATTACAGTTCTATTACCAGTGCCTTTCCAAGGATACACTAAATGTGAAACATAACTTGGAAAGATTAAAATATTTTTAGCTTCTGGCCTATAGCACCAACCGTCTTGCAAAATAAACTTGGTTACATCTTTTTCTATAGGAAATTTAAACAAAATATTACCGTCAATATTTGTACTATCTTCAGCTAATGCAGGTGTTTCTATATACATATTGCCTGACAAGTGCCCTGCTGGATGATTATGCATAGCTTGATATTCGCCGGAGTTTTGTTTAATAGTCCAGATGCTAGTAACTTTAACTTTGACATATTCCATATCGGGTAACATACTTTGTGTTTTTACCTGTTGTAGATACTGGGTTAATTGTTCTTCTAAAAATTCAATTAACCAATCAACATTGATACTAGCATCGTTAGGCAACACTTGTATTTGTTGGCCTCCACGCACACTTAGCTCATTATTTCCAGCATCATTAAGATCAGTTCGCTCGTGGAGTTTTTCAGCTAACTTTTTAATTCTTTCAAACATATCATCAGATATCGAATCAATACCCATAATTAGCGGATTAAAAAATGCATATTTCATTGTATTTTGTCCTTGCTTAATTTGTATATCATTATAGCACGATCCAAGGCCCTTTGTAAAGTGATATTGGTTTTTGCTTCTCTTCGAATTGCGCCCCAAAGTTTATCTTCTCGGATGTGCTCAATTAATGGTCGACCATCGCTTGTACGAGGATCTGGCGTGCCTTCCATTTCGTATTTGTAGCCAATTAATTTTCGATCAGTTTCTCCAAACTCGCGGGCATATACTTCATCGCCATTGCGTTCGTAAATGTAAGTTGCTCCAGGTTTAAGATTGCCCATTTTATAATATCTTACTCAAGTCAATAATTTCACTTTGACGGCTAATCTCTTTGCAGAAATAAGCACAATCAGGTTTGTCGCCTAAGCCTAACGGTGTAGCAAGTAGTTGGTTATTTTTCATCTTTGGAAAATACCATTTAACGTCATTATAAAAATTTACAATTTCAATTTTCTTAAATTCTACTCTAAAGCTACTAAGCGGATTAAAAATTAGTGCTTCAAACCCTCTATCATTTAAACTAGTTAATGGTAAAATTTCAATATCACAACCACTACTGCTATCACCTACTGCTATGTGCCAATCAATTGGCATAGTAACCTGTTGACCGCCTATATTAAGTACCATTGCAGGTGCATTAAATGATTCTAAAAATATCAATGGCATAAAGAAAAAATCTGGTTCTTTGGCATCACTATTGTCTAATACAGCAAATCTACACTCTTCATCCACTTCTTCTGGAAGATTATCCAGTAAAAATGTTTTATTCTCTAACGTTAATATTTGCATATTCCTTATGTATTCCTGTTTATAATAGACTTGATTTTGTTATATCCAGTATTTTGACTAAGTGAGAAATCCCATCTATCAAATTTCTTTGCAAATATATCCGGCGTCATAACATCAAGTTTTAGATCCCAATCCCTTTCTATTAGGGGCACTAACTGCGCCAAAGGTGTTCCACCTTTAATTGTTATTAATTTTGATTCTTTTGGTTTTTTGATTAGTGTATTAATGTTAGCCTGATATTGATATTTAAATTCCGTAATAGCCGGAATCAATGTAAATTCTTGTGGGTCTGTCTGTGACCATACTGGTTGTACCCATAACCATTCAATTGGTTCAGAGCACCATATCCACCATGGATTGTGATATTTTACGTTTATATAATCGGGCCAAGCACCCGGTGCTTGTACAGGTAAATCATGCCCGGTTGAATGCTCGCCGTACCTTTTGCCCATACCAGATTTAATATGTCCTGTATTATCGGCATTTACTAATACTTCGTAATCTGCCCATGCTGGTATTGTAAATCCATTATTATAAAGATCTGTAAGCCCGGGACATTGTTTGACGGTGCGTTTTCCGTCGGCCTTTGCCGGCAAAGAATTATACCAAGATGGAAGAGTACTAGCAGTCTTGGTAATAGGAAATAAGTCTATTAATTGGCCTATTGGTGCGTATGCTTCTAATATTATTTTTTTCTTTTTATTAAAAAACATTATCGTTGCCAATCCGTTTTTTCAATAGTAAACGGATATTTGGCGTCCTTGTAAAATTTCTTACGCTCTGTAAGATGTCGTTTAGCATATTTGCAAGTGCTAGTTATATCCCAAATCTGGACGAAATCCTTGTCTTCTGCTTTCCGAATACCTCGTCCAATTGATTGTATAACGCGAACAAAGCTCTTTCCGGGTTCAAGAAGAACCATATTAAAAATCCTAGGGATATTAATACCAACAGCGGCCACACCAAAAGTCGCCACAATAATCTTGTTATCATTCGTTTTAATTTCGTCATACTCTTCTTTTCTATCTTTAGTCTTTACTTCACCTGAGATAAAAACTGCTTCTGGAATTTCATTAATTAAAAATTTGCCTGAATCGATTCTATTAACTAGAACTAATGTGTTACCCGATTGAGATATTGTTTTAATTAATTTACTAAGATATATCATCCTGTCTTCGTCTGTGACAAGATACTTTAATTCTTCCGGATAGCTACTAAATTCTTTCAAGTCCATCAGTTGTACAACTTTGACATGACAGTCACTTAGCACACCTTTAGTTTGTAGCTCGTGTGCTTGTATGCTGTGAATAACTGGTCCAAGACTTGCAAAGATAGCTTCAAATTCGTGTGCTTCTTTTGGTACAGTTCCTGTTAGTCCCCAGCGAATTGGAGCATTACATAGGTTTTGTGTAAGTAAATTTTTCAGTACTTCTGCTTTGGCCATGTGTACTTCGTCAACAATAACACATTTAACACCGTCAAGGAATTCTGCCAGTGTTACAATTTCGTGTTCTTGATTCTTTGATTTCTTATCCAGAATATTAAGGCTCTGCCACGTGCAAATCGTATGCGTTTTATTAAGATCCTTCCTGTCGCCATAGTAAACTCCTACGTCTAAACCACAATTAATAAAGTCTTCTTCTGTTTGTTCAACTAATGATTTGTTAGGTACTATTGTAATGGTTCGACCAAAGTTTTCACATAGCTTACTCAAGGTCGCAGTGATAATTGTCTTGCCTGCGCCAGTTGCTACTTCTTGCAATGCCTGGGGATTTTTAAGAAAGTTGTTAATTACATCAAGTTGATAGTCACGTAACTTGATAGGTTGGCCTGCTTGTTGATGACCTGGTGGCCAACAGCGTTCACCCCAAAAATCTTCAGTAACTTCTGGAAACGCTAACTTAATTGGATCACGCAAATCTTCTACTTCTTCCAAAGAGATGCCCATACTATGTAGTATTTGCATGACTTTTTCTAGTTGATTCAAATAGCCATTGCCACCAAGGCCAAACAAACTGACTGTTCCGTCCCAACGACCAAGTTTATATGCTGGATGGTACCTTGCATACGGTGCAAAAAATTTAAATGCGTTTGCTAACTTCTTTCGTGCGTCTAACTCAAGACCTTCAATCTTGATATTAACTTCATCTTTAATGACTAATTTTACAATGCCCATGTACTAGTCGCCCATCCTGTGTTATTGTCAAATATACTTGGCTTATCCGAGTATGAAATAATTAAATCGCATCGATTACTATATACAGCCGACTTGCTGTGACGCAAGTTACTACCTAACACTATAACACTTTTTGGTGCCCAATTGCAATCTTTTAGAAAGAATTTGGGTAATTTTCCTGTTTGTATTCCAGCAACAATAGTGTCGTTATTCAACGGTGAATTGTAGTGATTGTCTTGTATAAATGAATTAAAGATTTTTCCGTTTGTATCATTTTGCAATCTAAAATAAATTCCAACACCTTTAGAAATTTCATTTTTTTCCAAAGAAATGTGAAGATTTTGTAAATTCTTAGCACATGACTCTGCGCTATGACTATCAAATATAACCAGCATTGGAAGACGATTAAGTTCTTTTAAACTACCAATTACATCTCCCAATGAATGAGTATTTGAGTTAATCCATATTTTTTGCTGTGTTCTGCTCACTATAAAATTTGTTAAATTTTCGGCATTTTCTTCGATTTTTTTGGTCAAATAGTGGTATCTTGTTTTACGGTCTTGAATTAACAATTCGTTAGATAAATTATTGTGACCTATATCATTTATTAGTGCTGTTTGTATCAGCGGATACATTTCTTCGTTAAAAAAGAATTTTTTGCATTCGGTAGCAAATTGCCATTTCTTGATAATTTCGTAAAAATCGGTGATTTTTTGGTCAAATTCAAATTTGTGCGGTTTAAGTAAATCCACAATGCCAACAATGTTTTTTTCAGCTAGTTCTACACTAATTAGTTTAGTGCTGTTTACAGTAACACCACCTTCTACAAATTTTCCAATGGATTGCAAAACTTTTCGTATAGTGCCATTGGGTGCAAATTCAATAAAAATTGCTGGTTCTTTGTCTTTTACGGTTTTTATATAGACTTTTTTAGTAGTATCTACTGCACGAAATCTTTTAGACCAACTAGGAGAAATTAAGATACTTTCAATCTGTGGTTCGATGGTTAAAAATTTATTACTGTATTGAGTAAGTAATTTTAACAATAAACGACTTTGATTTTCGGTGATAAAAACTGGGCTAGATACAGCACTAGTCAAACTACGCAGTACTTTGGAATCTCGTGCTGGAAGATATTCTTCTATTGTTGGAGATGTATGCGAAGTTATTTTTAAAAGTAAGTTGTCTACAGTTGTCATACTTTATATTATACAGTAAAGATTTTATAAGTCAACCTTTTTACTGAATAATTTAATCTTGACGTTCTATATCGTCTTCTGAGCAATATTTGCCGTATTGTATTTCTACAATTTTGCATGGCTCATCAAATGGATTATAAATTCGATGCCAATCATTAAGCGGTACAGATAATTGGCTATGTGCGGATAATTCGATGGTTGGTAACCCGTATCCGCCAGGCATGCGTTGCTCTACTGCACACTTACCAGAAGTAATATGCCAAAATTCATGCCTAAATTTGTGTTTTTGTAAACTTAAACTACATCCAGGATTGATTGTAAGTTCTTTAACTTTAGTACCGTTTACTTCATGCAGTACACGATAATATCCCCAGGGACGTTCAGTCTTTGGTGCTTTCCATTCGTCCAAAATCCAACTTGAGCTGTTGGCTTTGTTTGTTCCGCCAATTCCAAATTTAAATAATACATTAGGAACTGTTATTTCAGGTATATTAGATGCATTGCGATCTCCACCGTTGGCAAAGATCAATTCACCGTCTGGAAAGTGCGCTTTTACTTGCTGAATAAAATGTTTTGCGGAATTATCTTCATCGTCGAATGTGTATACTTCGTCTACCATAGACAGATTATTGACGATACACAATCTTTCATTCCAGGACATAAATGCTCGTCCTTTCTTACGCTCTAGCCAAGCATCGCTATTAAGTCCAACAATTAGCATGTCGCCTAGCGTTCTTGCTTCCTTAAAATAAGCAATATGTCCGCTATGTAGCGGATCAAATCCGCCAGTTACTAATACTATCTTCATAGTGTAGCATCTTCCATACCAGCAGTACGCAATTTAATTACGTTACTCAATTGCCACTGTTTAACGTCCAGGCCTTTAGTAATGCCAAGCCATTTGTTACGCAACAAGGCAAATTCGTTGATGATCTTTTCAAAGTCTACAACGTCAGCTTCACCTTCTACAAACTTTTCACAGTCCCTAGAAGATAAAGCTCGTTGATAGTTTTCTAAATATTTACGAAAGTGTTGACTTTTTAAACGCCTAAGTTCAATATGCAAGTACTCAAGGATAGCTTCAATTTCTTGTAGTTGACTGAATCGTTGTTCAACAATACCAGGCATGGAAGCGGCCGCCTTTTCAATATTGCCTTTAATATTCGTGTCTTGACGTGCTCCAATTAACTCATCGTTAAAATATGCCACGGCATCTGGAATATAAGAAATGTCTTTACTAACCTTGGCGTACCACATGTTATTCTAACTCTTTATAGTCATTATCTTCGTCTGAATCTTCATCCAAATAATACTCAATAGCATCATCGAGAGTACTGTCAACGCCAGTAGCACCTTCAAGTACACGATCTCCAACACCAAAGTCTGCTAGTAAATCTACATACCGCTCTGCTACTGCTTCGTGATTTTTCTTATCAATAAACTCACTGAATAGAATCCATACATCAGCTATTTGTGTTTCATTCAACATTTTCGTCCGTCTCCTCAGGAATGGTAGTTGTTGTTATTTCAGGTTTGATATGGAATTTTGCCATTATCATATCTAATTTATCATCTTTCCATTCTTTACGATAGAATTTGAATTCCTCACCAGTCTCTGGATCAATCCATTTGAGCCTGTTGCCTTCTTGTTTTAGCAAGCCAGCTTTCTCGCACATATCCACCATTCCTGAATAAGGATTCATACCTGTTTCATATGGAATTTTAATCTGTACAGTTTCAAACGGTTTACTGTAACGAGTTTTCATAATCTTGCAACTAGCACGAATACCCATAACGTCTGATACTTTATTGCCGTCCTCATCCTCTTTAAGTTTGAGTTTTTTCATAGCAACAACAATACTAGAAGCGTAAACAAAACCTTGTCCACCACTAATCTTGTCATCTGGATCAAACATATCTTGGCTTGCGTATGTGTGATTTGTACAAACCATTCCAACATTGTAACTACCAAACATGTTAACACAGTTACGAACTAATGAGGTTAATGCTTTTGGCTTACGACCCATATCCCCCTTCATGTCACCAGCTTGGAACTGATTAATGTCGGTAGGGGTAAGCAACATACCCAATGAGTCTATGACAAATAGGACTTTAGGACGTTCTGCCATTTCTTT